GGGGAAAAAAAATAAAACTCAAAATAAATTCAAGAAATATCATAAAAAATTATCAAAAAATGACAAGATCATCAAAAAATGTTCAAAAAATAATTAATAATGTGAGAGAATTTTTATACATGTTGTTATACATTATAAAAATTGAATACTTTTTTTTCTATTTATTTATAGTCTGGACAAAAAAGCGAAAGCAATAAGCGAAAAGCAATAAGCAAGGATGATGTGTGAAGTTTGTGCTCTAAACATTTGCGACTTGCCAAGCGAGCTCATATCACTCATTGTTGACCGCCTTGGAGACAAAGACTATCTCGTAAGCTTCAAGGAGACGTGTGTCTTGTTTAGCAAATCGGTGAGCCAATTTTACATTGCGGGACAGATGGTGGCTACAAAGTACGGAGCGTTTACTGAACGCTATGTTGACAAGCGTTTTGAGAACCAATATGTGATGGGTGACTGTGTGAACGCAAACTGCTACTACGATACTGAAGCAGTGTGTGAGTATGTGTGGAATTATGGTTTCGGGCGCTACAATCATCGCATTCAAAAACCCATGCAACGCACGACCATGTTTGTCAATGGAAAAGAGTATCCGGTCAAGCATCATTATTGTGCCGAGTGCTTTGTGAAGTTTGTATTGGGTGGGTCAAATCCAAACATGTCACGACACTATGGGGATTATTGCGAAGACGGCGACAAGCAAGTGAATGTGTCATTCAACGCCGAACCAACGCCATCAACATGGATACATTTTGAAACACGGAATAAGGAGCCATTGACCAAATGGCATGTGGATGCTCTCATTGGTAAGTTTCCATAGTCTTTGCTTAATGTGTTTGTGTGTTTATTGTGTTTTTTTTTCGTCTTCTTTTACTTCTTCTTCTTCTTCTTTTACTTCTTCTTTTACTTCTTTTACGTCTTCTTTTTCGTCTTCTTTTTCTTTTACTTCTTCTTTTACTTCTTCTTTTACTTCTTCTTTTACTTCTTCTTTTTCCATTCTTAATGAATATAATGAATAACATTGAACTAAAACTGAAATAAATAAATATCCTATAAGATCAATTGCAACATATTTTAGACCGTTTGATCTAATAAAACAAAATAGTATTATTTGAAAAACCATCAGAATAACTCTACAAATCATCTTATTAAATGAATACTCATCTTTAACAGCAGGACCTATTAATGGTTCAAGAGCAGACATTAAAATACTTGATATAATTAGTAATTTATCAAACAAACATAAAGCTGTTATTTTTTTATAATCTATTATAAAAAAATAACAGCACAAAAGAATATAATAGTGAATGTTCATAAGGTTTACTATAACTTTCTTTATTTCCAAAACTATGTAGTATATTACATAAATAACTTATTAAAAAAAATAGTGGTTCTTCTATACTTAATGACATAAATAAAATATAATGAATGCCTTTTAAAAATTCCATTAATGTATTATTACGAAACTTTTGTAAAAAAATATTATCCTCTAAATCATCATACAGTTTTGCTGCTACACCTGCTAATAATGCTATCAATGAATACATATAATATTTGTTATCTTATTATCATAAAAAATATTATATAATATTACGCATACTTTTTATTCATTTTATTTCTAACAGTTTTTCTCCTTCTTCTATAATATTATAGTTAAACGACCAATCATCAATTTCTTTTGGTGTTTTGCATCCATGCTTTATTGCCTCATTATAGCTCCAATATATTGGATTTGGTTTAAGTTTCCACTCCATACTTAATAAATCAACCAGTCCAGAGGCATCAAAATCAAATAATTTATAACTTCCATCAAGAGCCTTTCCTATATTATCAAATTTCCAGTCTACATACATAATTCCGAGTGCTTGTAAAAAATCTTTTACCTTAGTCATTGTTTCTATTATTTCATTTAAGTCTTCATGTGTAATAGCTGGGTTATCAAAAAACAATGAATTTGATTTTTCGCTATCTACTTGTTCTATATCAATATGGTTAGTATCAATATGATAATAAGTAACAATATTGCGATGATGATTCTGCATTAATATTTTAACTATTGTTAGCTCTGCTTGTTTTGAATAGTCTAATAGTGGGTGGGGCGCACCATAATGCTTTCTAAAAAAAGGTTTACCTTCATAAGTTTCCTCGGTTTTTTCCGTGCTATTACTATCTGGATGATAAATAGTGGACTGAGTCAACATAATAATTAGTATATTAAGTAATGTTTTAAATAATAATAAGATTAACAATTAATGTATTAAAGACAAACAAAAAGCATTTAAAAGCAAATTATTATTATTTATTTAGGTTAATGGATAGTTTACCAGATGATACATTAATACATATCTTTTATTGCATTCATAAAAATGATTTTAACAGTTTTAAAAGCTTGTCAAAACAATTTAACACATTGGTTACTACTAAATTGTTGGTCAAATTAATGCTATTAAATAAATTACACAATTATAGTCCAATAACTAAATGTGTAAATGCAAATTGTTATAGAGATACAAAAGATCTTTTTTATAATGTATATATGCGCCACAATACACTTTATAGGCATAGTCATCAATGCGCCATCAATAAAAAAACCATTATACATAAAAAACTTAATTATGAAGTAATTAGTCCTTATTGTTATATATGTTTTATGACCCATGTATTAAATGAAGACTTTCCAAAATATGTATTACGAATAGGCTAATTTACTTTAATTTTTTAAATAATAAAGTTCATTGTGTTTCATCTATCATAGTCTTACTTTTTGCAATTTCGTCTAATAATAGTAACTGTATAACACTATTCCTGGGCGTTGTATCGTAGTTGTTTGCATAGTCATTTTCGTCGGCCTCAATTCTTGTTATTATGTATTTAAACCAGTGTTTATACCCTTCCGGATTGTTTATATAATTATTTATAAACAAGGTGTTAAATATACCTATAAACTTTAGTTTGTCTTCATAAGTTTCTATATTCTCATATGCAAAAAAAAGGTTAGTTAAAAATTCATTCATAAATGAATCATTTATATCACCAATAAAGATTTCAAGAGCAATAGTATTTAACTCATCTTTCGCTCCTTCTAAATGTACGTTGTCAGGGGCTCCAGCTAATCTATTATTTACATTATAATATGGTTGAATTGCATTATATGATTTGTGTTTAGGTTGTTTTAACATGCGACGATGATGTTTGTATTTTGTGTGTATGGTTTTCTTTTTTTGTTGTTTTTTTACTTTACGACTTTTGAAAACCACCATATTATATTATATTATAATATATAAAGTTAGACTAACTTTGCTTAGTGTTTTATTTGTTTTTTTGTATTGTTTTTTAACGTTAACTGGCTACCCTGTTTCATTAGTTTATGTTTATTTGCGCTACTTGTTTTAAGTGCCATCTTTTTTTTACAAGTGAATCCATTAATTTTTAAGTTTTTTCGCTGTATTATACTATAATTACATATACCAATTGCTCTGCTTTCGGGTTGATTTTTATTTGGGACTTTTTTAACGCAACTACATAATTTTTTGGCTATTATTTTTTCAGCTGCTTTTTTTANATAACTTAATGATGGATTNCTTTTGGTTTGTATGGCATAATAATCAANCAAANNCTTATAATCTTGTTTCGAAAGATTCATGTTTTATATAATAACATAAAAAATTTATAATATTGATTNAATTTGACTAATACTATTGCTAATGANATTTTTTGCATTATATTGAATATAACTTTCAATGGAACTTATTATGGTACTTGTTAATAACAAGAATATACCAGATGAAAATACTAATTGTCTATCAAACTCTCCAAACTTGCGCTCTGTATAAGTATATGGATTATAATTAATAACCANTAACAATCCTATATAAATTCGCAAAAAAGACTTTAAAGCTTCTAAATATTGCGGAGCATAACCACCNACACCTAGCAATACTATTATATATAATATAAAACTTGCATTTAAAGAATATAAGAAAATTCTCTCACTTAGTTTAGTCATTGCTAACTATTAATATACATTAATATTTATTAATATACATTAATAGCAAAAACTTGTTTTTCGCATATTTCGCATATTTCGCATAGTTTACAACTTTTTGTAAAATAAAGAAATTTGCAACTTTTTTAATAAATCGGTGAATTCATGATTTAAAACTTTAATACCATAAATGGTCTTAAATAAATATATAAAAAAGACCGAAACTTTTATGCTGACAAATATATTTTTTTATAAAGACCTAATTTTTTTGATTTTGGACATTTAAAAATGTCCAATTTTACTTTTAATAGTATAATATAGAAAAAAGATTGTGCAAAATCAGTTTTACAGCATTATGCTCTCAAAAAGATTTTTAAGGGTGCAAAATTACCTTACCATAACTTTTTTCACACAAAAAGGCGCTTTTTTTATAAGTATTCAATACTTATAAAAATACTTATAAATTTTACGCTTTTTGGCGCACATTTTCAAATACAAGAAATTTGTTACCACATATGGTTTGGTAACAAATCAAATATTAAAATATACGAAACCATTTATTTTGAATACTTATAAAAGCGCAAAATTGTATAGTAATAAATGATTTAGAGTTTTTTTTATAAGTATAATATACTTATAAATGACTTATGAAAAAAGCGCAAAAAACTCTAATTTTTTTGAATGCATTATTTGTCAGTTTAATACGTGTAAAAAATGTGACTTTAATAGACATTTAAAGACGTTAAAACATAAAACGAGTGAAATACTTATAAATAATACGCAAGAGCGCACTACTAAAATATTTGCTTGTGAATGTGGTAAAGTGTATAAACATAATCAAAGTTTATATAATCATAAAAAAAAGTGTACTATTATAGAAACAAAGGAAGAATGCAATAATACTATTGTAAATTCTAATATTGTCAATTCTAATATTGTCAATAGTAACATAGACCAAACAATGATTATGAGATTAATTAGTGAAAATAATGATATCAAGAATCTATTACTGATGCAACAACAACAACTTTTAGAGCAGCAAAAACAATTGGGCGAACAACAACGACAGCTTGTGGAAATAGTACCCAAAATATGTAATGTTACAAATAATACAGCACACATTAAGCAAAACTTCAATATTAACGTGTTTTTAAATGAGCAATGTAAGAATGCTATAAATATGAATGACTTTATTAAGCAAATAAAACTAACATTAGAAGATTTAGATTTAACGAAAAATAAAGGATTAGAAATAGGATTAAGTAATGCTATAATCCAAAGTATTAATAAAATGTCTTTATTTGAAAGACCATTACATTGTACCGATACAAAGCGGGAAACATTATATATTAAAGATAATGATTTGTGGGAAAAAGACAGCACTAAAACCAAGATTAAAGGTGCTTTACATAATTTAAATAAAGCACATTTTAAATTAATTCAAGACTGGATTGTACAAAATCCGGATTTTAAAGAAAATGATGCTAAGCAAGACTATTTTGCTTATTTATTGAAAACGTGTTCTGTTAATTTAAAAACAATTGATGATAAAATAATTAAGAAAATTTGTGCATGTAATAATCTCAAAGAAAATTTAAAGCAATTAGAAAATATAAATTGAAACTAATTATTTTTAATAGTTAGTTAGTTTAATATTGGTTGAAATGGAAGAATCAACAAATGTAGTTACACAAAAATCAGATAAAACATCCGAACCAATAACAAAATTAGAAACGCAAATACAACCACTAACTGATAAGGCAGAAAAAGGATTAAAAAACGCAGAAAAAGTAACCACGTGGTTAACTAAGTATGCACTGTTTTTACCTATTATATTTGCCATAGTTGATTTTATTGTAATATTAATTTATTTTGTATTAATTGTTATTTATATTATAAACCCACAAAAAGGTTTTGGAATACCAATTTCGCGAAATATTTATAGTATTTTTTACTTAACAACAACTATGGTTTTATCTTTTTTGGTTGTGGGCTATGGAAATCCTATTCTAGACAAAATTGAACAAACACCAGATAGTGCTAACCCATCAAAATCAGAACAACTTATTGATAAACTTTTTTTGTATTTTAATAAAATTATAAGTATTTCTGTTGTTCCTGTTATAATACTAGAAACTATTTTTTTGGTACTTCTTGTATTTATCATAAGTTTCATGTTTATCATATCTACTTCAATGGTAAGAACTTATTTTGCATTACAATGTAACTATAGCCAAATGATTAGGGCTTCGTGGTGGGCATATATTGTTGATGTCATTATGTATTGTCTTCTTTTTGTTTCTTTCATATTCTGGTGTATTCTTCAAATTGCAAGCGCGCTTAGTGCAAACGTAAAATGGCCAAGATTGTTATTCAGACGAATCTTTCTAATAACATTTGCATATTATATATTAAAAATAATATTTTCAGCTCTAGAATATGGTATTTCTAATAACATAGTGGCAATTTCAAAATGGAATCAAGAAACAAATGAGTGTTTAGATATGACTGAGTCTCCACCCGGAAAACCCGAAAATATATTCTATTTATTTTTAAATATAATTTTGTGCATTTGTATATGGTTANTAATATTACTTTTCATTGGAGGACATCTATATGTTGGAATATATCTTTCTCCGTATATTTCTAAAGCAAATATTATAGTAGAAATAATTAATGGTTTATTTTTGTTTATTTTTTCAGGAACACTATCACAAAAGAGTGTTACAAAAAAAATAGAATCTATTACTACTACTATATCAGAAATAATACCAGGACTATCAGATAAAATACCAGATGTTATTGGTATAGTAAAAACACAATTAGAAAAAAACCCAAATATTAATGTAGATGACTT